CTCCTAGCTGCAGCACACGTTTATATTCTTCAGGGTCAAATGTGGGTCTTATCGCGGTCGCTACCGCCATATCCGCAGCGGAAATTATAGGTTTAAACTCATCTCCTAAATCATCTATGTCGGACAAAACAAAATTTGTAGCTTTGTCATACTCACTTTTTGCTTCGGTGTAGGTGGTTTGTGTAGATTCGTACGCAGTTTTAGCAGCGTCATATATCGGTTTATATGTGGCTATATCAGCTTGGTACTGCGCCGCCTGATCTTTGTTTTCAGCAATATAAGTATTCAGGTTGTTCTGCGCTGTTATTGCTGCATTGTATGTAGTTTCATCATTGGTATCATTATAAATACCTTTTAGTCTGTTATATTCGTCCAGCAGGCGTTTTTCTTCATTGGCTATAAAATTATTACCCGTTACTGCACGGTTATAATTGTCGATAGCGGCTTCGTAATCTTCTGACGCCTTAACATACGCACCGCCAGCCTCATTCATCGTTTCAGCTTTTTCTTCTAACTCGGGCGTATTGTTAAATAGGTCATCAAGTTTGCGGTTTATGTTCAAACCTTCTGGAGAATTTACCCAGTCTTTCATTTCTTTTTCAGCATTTACTCGGAACGATTCAAAGAATGCATCTGTAGGGTCTCCACCCTCAAAAGCCGACTGCATACTACGGCCTAACGCGTCAGTGATAAGTGTGGCTTGGCGTTCATTGAGGCCCATAGAGGTTTGAAGTTTTTCCGCTACAGGTATAACTGCTTGCCCGTACCCTTTTACCAAACCTGTTATGGCTTCAGCGGTAACATCTCCACCCTCAATAGCAGCAGTGACACCCGCAGTAATAGCATCTTGCACACCGCTGGATAGATCCTCAAATGCAGTTCCATCTAAACCTAAACTGTCGTCAATTTTACCTAAGACCGCCCCCACACCAGCGGATACGTTACCCATAAGAAACGAGTTAGCTATCTCCTGCGGACTTTTCCCGTGCACCAAAGATATAGCCGCGTTCTTACTGCCTGCACCTATAGCGTTCGCCACCGCAGGATTAACTAAGTTACCCCCTGCTTGATTGGTTAGCTGCTGTAACGCCTTGTTTGCTTGGTTCCCTGCTATATCGCCAAGCTGTGCTCCCGCATAGGTAAGCACCATACCTTTAACGGCGTCTTCAATGCTACCGCCTTGTGCTACAGTGTTTGCCCCTTGCACCAGCGATATAGCCCACGGAGGCATGCCCGCCATAGTCATCGCAATGGTGCCCAGTGTGCCAATAGGGTCTTCTTCTATAGCCGTCACTATGTTTTCAACGGAATCGACTAAATCAACCTCAAGGAGTTCACCCGCGTCAAACGGGTTAAGATCAATCTCCCAGTCTAATAAGTCTATGTCCCCCAAATCTATTTCAAGGGGTCCGCCGGGATCGTCAAATGGGTTGAGGTCAATTTCTGGTAGCTTAATCCCCATTATTATTCTCCCCATTTAACTTTATCGTCATGGCGTACACATCTCCACCTCGTGACTTAACCAATTTCATAGGGAACTTTCGTGCTAACAGTTTTATTATTGGAACATATGTACTGCCTGCTACAGTTGCAGTGTAGTAATCCATCTTTCGACGGCGCAACGCGTTTAAATACTCAGTGGCGTTATTTATAAAATTTTTGGCGGTATCCACGTTATACAAATACCCTACAGCCACATCTAGTTTTTTATGTTTGCCTTTACCTGTAAAAAATACCGTGTTGCCAAATTGGTCTATGGTATACTCGGGAGTTTGTGCAGCTTTTGCCAAAGCCAACATCTCAGCCTGTATCTGCTGATTGGACATATTTCTAGCGTTATCAGCTAAAGACTTTCCAACAACATCAATACCGTCCAACATTTCTTGTTTACTATCTATAACTGTTGACATTACACATTACTCACGAATGATACGTCGATGGACGCGGATGGTATACCGGGGTGTGGGGATGTAGCTGCCTCGGTATGTAGGTTTAACTGAGTATCTCCTGTAGCCCAATATACTTCTATATAATCGTTTGCTGCAAGTGACACGGCGAACCCCCAGTGTATAACGTAGTCATCGTTACCTTTTACGTCGAACATATGCCCCGAATACGCTACCGCACTGCCGTTCTTTTGCTCCCAAACAGTTACAGGTGTCTCACTAGAGTTATTGTGTTCTAGCTGCAGCGTAACGTCAAACTTGTATATACCGGGATTTTGTACGTTTATTCTGCTGTTGTTTGATAGTGTAATAGCACTGCTATATGAAGTATTGTTAAATGTAATTGCGTAGCCTGTGTTCGTGGACGAGGCTGTTTGGTCCTGTGTACTATAGAACGCTGCACAGGGGTTGTACAAAAACTTACCCCCAACATCAGTGCTAAGTAACGTGTTTAACGAGTTTACAAGACGGTTGAAAAACAAACGCAACACGTTGCTGTTCTGATCCATGTATGGACGATCATAGCCTTCAGGGGCTAGAGGAAGTGCAGGTGTAGCTACCTTTTCAATCTCACTAGGCATTACCGCCTCCCGTCAGGGCGCATGTCAATTCTCGGTGCGCCAAGCTGCCATGTAACACCTTCTTCTGTGGACTCGACCTTCATAGCAAGCTGCCTACCCCGCACGCGGGTGTATATCTGCCCTGTATACGCTTCTACAGGAAGCACAGCCGTACGGGTTATCGTACGTGAGTTACTACCACCTTCAGATAAAGGACTGTTGTACCCAGACCCAGAATTGGCGAGTGGTAGTAATGTCATCGTCGCACTGGGGGAACCTGTTGTAGACCCATCAAACCGTATGTCAGGCAATATACGCCATATAAATGCAAACTGGTGGCCGTCTTCTAAGTCAAACTCTGCAGAAGCAACAAACGCGTGTATGGCTGCGGTGGTAGCTGTCTCGTTGTCATCTACACCTTCCTCGTGGTTTACGAGGTTATATGAGTATGTAGCTGCAAGCGGGTTACCCCGTAGACCGGAATCAAGCCATGCGGTGCGGGCCATTGTGCCATAGTACCAAATATCTTCTAGGTAGTTGTACACCACATAACGATCTATATTTGTCTGATCGGTAGAACAATAGAACCACCATATTTCGTGATACGACTCGTTAGTCCCTGCAAATACTTGGTCGTATTGTTGCTCGTTGAAGTCACCAAAGACAAACTTACGCAGGTCACAGCGCAGGGGTTGAGTACGCCCGTCATACTTGTAGAACTTATCTTTACCCATCCAGTAGGCTACGCCGTTAGCATAGGCTACACAGTTTTGTGATGCTGTAGATATGTTTTCACCAACAAGCTGCGCAGACCACACCACAGGAGCGCCCACATATTGTAGCGAATAGAGAGCCGCGTCAGTCCAAACCAGCACCTCCTGTCTAGCTTGTTTAGAGGCTATAATCTCGGTGCCACGAGATAACGTAAGGAACCCTGCCTGTGACGTAACAGAGGGTGTCCAGTCTACTACGCTACCTTGATCCGACCACCGCACCAACATAGGATTAACTGTGGAACCACCAAACTCATTTGCACCGAACGCAAACACAAAACGGTTAATGTCAGATACTTCTAAGATACGTTGGCTTGTGGGTACATTGCTTGCGCCGCCAAGAGTTGATAGCGCTACACCGCGAGATGTTAGCCCGCTAGTTGCATCCCAATAATATATCGGCCCCCCGCGAGGTCCAAAAACAAGGTCTTCGCCAAAATTAGACTGGCTCCAAAGTCTGATTGCGTCTGTAGATGTGTCACCTACACCCCACAGACCAGAACCCCAAGAAGAAGCACCCCAACCTGTAAGGGGGATTGCAAACGCAGGACCAACGTTAATCTGATACGCGGCAGTTACTGTACCACCACCTGTTGCACTAGAAGAAGCCGCGGAACCCGCGTCTATTGTGTATTCGTTGGTAGTGGTAGTAAGAGTTATCTGATATTCGCCGTTTAGCGTAAGCCCACCTACAGCACTGGCTCCGCTGTATGTAACAAAATCTCCGTCTGTGTAGCCACCATTTGCATCGGTAACCGTAACGATGGGAGAACCTGAAACCGTTTCAAACGGGTTTGTAAGCGTCACTGTAGCGCGTAATGGGGTGATGTCGTTATATGCCCCACCGTTCTCAATGTAATATTTTAGGTTGGTGCCAACGGCGATAAGGTTTTGACTACCTAGCGTTACCCAATTCCACAATGACCTGCACACACCTTGAAACGTAGTAGCAGATATACGCTGCCAACCACCTATCTTCTCAGGTGTGCCCTGCCGAAAGCGTATCTTATCGCACTCGTACCAGCCACCTTCGCTTGTGTAGCGTGTGTTTTCGCGGTTCACACCAGACTTTAAAAGTAGCTTCTTTAGGGGCATGTTACACCTTAGTCTATAAGTTCAAAATGAGGACCGTCAATAAATGGCCTGCGCCCCTGTGACCTGCGAAGATCAATATACGCATTCATAGCGTCTTCCATTGTGCCGCTCCATTTACGAATGTCCATAGGGTACGGCATTTCAGGTGTGCCCCACGCTGCCCCCCAACATATAGGAACTCCTAATTGCGTAGCTGCTTCTTTGATCGCATCAGCAAGGTCATCATAGATAGAGAGTTCCCAGCTTGCCCTGCCATTTATATATGCCATGATATCGAAAGCCTTACCCTCAAGATGCTTGGACTTCATCGTCTGACTAGCGCCCTTAGCAACAAGTTCTTTCTGCTGCTCTATAGTTCGCATACCCTGTACTACTCCAAAGTCTGTTTTGGTCAAGGTTATAGCCATTTTGATTACAGCCTGTAGACGGTCATCTATACCTTCTAAGCGATCAAGGCTACGTCTGCTTAATTTAAACTCGCTCATGCTACTTCCTCTTAAAAAATGCCTGTGCTCCGCGCACACCAAAACTGGCTGAAATTGCAATTCCAAGGCTGTAAAAATACCAGTCGGGAGCTTTTGAAAGCTGCTCAAACCCACGATCAACCCAGCCTTCAGCGCCGGGAATAAACGCTAAAATCAATGGAATAGACAGGACAATAACGAACCACTCGTCTTTCCAGCTTGACTTTGCGCCCTCTGCCATAATGCGTTCCCAGTCAGCAACACTTGTCTTTTCAGACAGCAGTATTTGCGCTTTCGCCTTCGCCTCAGTTAGCTTTAGCTCCGCAGCGGCAGCGTTCTTATCGGCTTTGCCTTGTAACCAAGAGCCTGCAAGGTTTGCTATCGGTCCTAATGCAGCGGTAAAGATACTCATTTTTCTGAACTCAGCCATACGGCTATCGTGCCTGTCATCGCACCACTAACAACGCTAATCATAGCACTCTGTTGGGTGCTTAGATCGTCCAACGTCATCCCCCAATTAATTACACGAATGTACATGATGGTCATAACCAACATCATAATACGCGGCATAAGCCGATACTGAAGAATCTTTTCAAAGGTATTCGCCATGTTACACCTCTATGTTTAATTTTGTGCCTTGCGGCCTATCTGCATTGGTCTTGCGCCCAAACCTATCATAACTTTCCTGTAAGTCCAATCTTTGCTTTACAAGAGCCTCTAAATGGCTGTGATTGGCCCTGTGTTCTTTTTCTACACGTTGCTCCACCAGATGCGTTTCTATGCGCTCACGCGCCCTTGTTTGAGCGTGTATGTCGCTCCCCACGTTAAACGGTGCACTGCCCACTCCTGATACACCGTCAGCCATTATATACGCCCCTGCTTCGCTAAAATAATTACGACGGTGATACCGATCATGATCGAAACAATGATTACTGCGCCGCCATAGATCACGATGCGCTCAACCAGCTTAGCCTTGCGCTTTCTCTCCGCTTCTACCTTTGCTTTACGGTCTTTCCTCGCCTGTACCCGTATAGCCTGCAACTCACCCCATGCGCTAAAACCTCTGGTTGCAATAACGATCTGACGAAGCTCCTCCTCGGCATCCTTGGCCCTTTGCAAATTCACAAACGTCTCCATCGCATTTTCATCCGATCCTGAGAACAAACTGTTTTTCTTTTTCTCATGAGCAGCGCGTAAATCATCAACGCCATCAAAAAACTCACCAATTTGTTTAGTGACGTTAACGAGTTCCTTACCCGCAGAAACAGCGGACTTTACCGCCGCTAGTGCTGTAAATGGGTCTATCATACACGTTCACCTACCTTGGCCCAAACGGGGCATCCACTATTGTAAGGCACACGTATAACGTGGGGGTAATGATAATAAAATTTAGATACCTCTCTGGGGCATCTATAAACGCAGGCGGTATATAACGCGCCGTATGTGTGTACCCCTACCAGCATAGCAGTAAGCGCACATATCATGTTACCGCTCCATTAAGCGATCTATTTTTTCTTCAATGCGGTCAAACCGTGCAACGATCTGACTCATGACAGTCGTACTGTCGGCTTTAGTGACGTATTCTTTCGCCATTTCTTCCCTTGTTTTATTCAAGAGAATTTGAACGCGCCCAAGTTCGGCGTGTTGAGCTTTTAACCACCAACCAATACCGCCTATTGAAGCGGCTAATCCTACATTTATGAGCGCGTTCATTTCCATTATTCAGCCGCTACCTCTTGAGCTTCTTCAATGGTATTTTCCAAAGAAGATTTTAACATATCCATAAACGCTTTACGACCTACTTGCAGTTGCGCCAGATTAAACTGCGCGGAAGCAATCTTTTGGTCAAGCGAACCAATATGGTTTATGCAAACCTTAGACTCATCAGATAATTGGTCCTCGGTATATTCTACATCATCAATCGTGATAACCTTTTTTTCTTCAGCCATCGTGATCTCCTTTTAAGTTAAAGTTACTATGCGTCCCAAGGGTTGCCTGATGCTTCCGTTGGGTTTTTCTGGTTCTCGATGTTTGCAGCGAGAGCCGCTTCCGTATCCGCTTGGCTTACGCTATCCCAAACCCAGCCTTGGGCTTGAGCCTCAGTGACATCAGCGTAGGGCGTAAAGTCAGATGAAGATGGGTCTGGTGTTAGTCCCACCGTGCCGTAAGAGGATGAACTGTAAGTCACAGCTTCCTCACCTGATCCTACAGTTTCTGACGCTGTGCAGCGCCAGTGTACTACGTTAATTCCGCCAGTTGCGATGTCGTGTTCGCAGGTGGGTATAGTCCAGTCGTATGTGATAGCCATAGTATTTCTCCTTTAGGCGTTTTCTAAGGCAGTGATCCGTGCCTCTAGTTCTTGTATTGTAGCAACTAACAATGGCACTAGCTTGCTTTGGTCAATGCCTTGGTAGGCTGGCACAGAGCGTGTCCCCATGACAGCTTCAGTTGTAACATTGCCATCATCATCTGTGACGGCTGGAGTAACCTCATATCTCTCATCACGCATTGCGTCCTTAGTACCTGTGACAGCCTCTGGAACAACAACCTGTGCCTCATGTGCTAAAAAACCGTCCAATATAGTGTTAGGATTAACAATGAAATTAAACCTCTTAGGTCTTAGCTGCTTTAAACGCTCAGTCGCCCCTTCAAGATCAACAACATTTTCCTTTAAGCGATGATCAGAGGTTGTGCCATATGTAGTAGTGGAGCCGTTGGTGCTTATAACACCATGCTCAGTATATGAGCTTGTACCTGAACCGAAGCCAATGTGATAAGCATTGCCAGTGACAGGTACCCAACTAGCTATATTAAGGTGGTCAGAGCCAGAACCTCTAATCTGGATGCAATCTTCCCCATTTTCATTGTCAACACATAATCTCGCAGTATCTGGGCGTCCTACGAGAGTGCTGTCAGTAGTCCCCACCAGCAAGTTACCGCTGCTGTCGATGCGCATGGCTTCTGACCAAGTAATAGCACTATCTGCCGCCCCATCGCCAGCATACTGAAAACTAAACAACTCCTCAGAGCTACTATCTGGCCCAGTTTCTATTTTAGTTACACGACCAGCA